CCTGTAAATGGATTAGCATCAGCAGTGGCTTGATCGGTAGCATTGACCCATTCATATCTGGCAAATACCACGCTGAGATTGGTATATCTCATGCTTTCAGTCCAACTCGGTGAGCCTGCAAATATCCCAGACTTGACTGCTGATCCTACATTATATTGATCACCACGTGCAAATTGTAATTGTACACGACCTTTTAATTTGCCACTAGCATCATCAGATATTGTAACAAGATTACCATTGTTAAGATTTGGAATATTACTTGCACCAATTTGTATGTCATTGATCCATAGTTCTCTCAAGCCTTCAACTGGGCCTTCACTTAGCACATAAGCAACCCATAGGTATTTGTTATTGTCACTACCTGTTTCACAGAATGTTACAATGCCACCTACTTTACGATATCCATAGATAATAGGTATAGATACATTACCACCTTCTCTTTGTACAGTAACACCTTGAATCGTCTGTGCTTGATTACCTGTATCAGGCGCACTAGGCGCACCAAATAAGCCTAAGAAGGGACTTAAGACAAAGTTTATTACTCCGGATACAACTGATCCAACAGCACTAACGACACCGTTAACAACACTACCGATAGCATTAACGACTCCGCTGACTACATTACTAACGGCTTTAAAGACTCCACTCATGATTCAAGTTCCTTAATTGTTGTTAGGAATGGTCTAAATCCAAAGTGTTCATATAACTTTGAACTTCTCTCAATATTGATTCCAATGTCACCACCGGTAATTTGATATGCTTTAATAGTTCTAGCCCATTCTTCAAATTTCTGCATAAGCATTTTGAAATTATCTAATGTCCTATGACTTTCTAATAAAAATACAAACGATATATTGGCTACAACTAATTGATTGTTCCAAGGCACTTGACTCATATAACCGGAAATGAATCCCACTGGTCGTTGACCTTCAAATGCATTGAACCAACAGTAATGGTGATCAACAACATACTGTTTGATAGTAGTCATCATACTGTTTTCATCGTATTCATCTGCAATCTGTGGAATGGCTTCAATGGCCTCATCACGATAGTAGTTGAATAGGATTATAGTAGGATCAAATTCATGAGGTTGAATTGTTCTTACTATCATAGTTTACCCCACAGGAATTCTTTATTGCCAATGATAGCAGTCTTGTCAAAACTACGGTCACTGGTATCTTTCAAGAATGTCCAGTTGCTGTTGTTATCAGTCATGCGTCCTGAACGACGATCAAAGTCAGACCATAGTGTTGCACAATCTACTGTAATTTGGCATGACACTTCACTTTCGGCAATACTGACATTATAGATATAACCATCAAATACTACCATACTGCCTAATGGTGTTAGATCATCATAATCTAAAAATACACGAGTAATTTGTACAGGTGATCCTTCAAAGTCTTTGTTTAAAAAATTGTTAACCATTGTTAGGTTAGCACCACTAAGTGTAAAACTAGTTTTACCTAGTTTAACATCAAACTCTTCTGTGACACTGCTAAAGCCAAGGAAATCACCCTGTGCTAGATATGATCTAGTAACTGAGTCAACTTCTGTGATTGGAACATTGATGCCGCCTGTGGCTAATCTCAATGCCGCAGTACTGGTAATACTTTGATTACCAGTACCATCTCTAAGTCCAATGTAGACTAATTCTTGGCTAAAGAAATTCGCACGGTAAAATTCATCACGTAGTGTATCTGAAATAACATACATTACCAGGTTTCCCTCATACTAAGACTTAATTGTGTGATACCACCTGTACCAACATCTACTTGTTGCGGTTCGTTGTCTAAGATAACAGTAAATGGCACAGCATTGATTACTAATTGAGTACCACTTGGTACTGCTGTGACTAAACTACCACTAAAATATAAGGGTTGACCTGTTGTCCATGTTACTGCACACATATAAACTTTTGTATGGTTAGCAAATTTAAAAAAGTCACCTGCACGTAATAGGTTCTTACCTGATGCCACTCCAGTTACATTTACCTGACCAACACCTGCGGCCACAGTGGCACTGGTAGTTACTGTGGTAGTTGTTTGATCTGTAACCTTGGTATAACTTACCTTTGGCAAGACAATTTGGAATGATTCTAATGCTCCATACTGTTGACTAATAAAACCTAATATAGGACCTGCATCAAAAGGTGATAGGTTACCATATTTGGCTTCGAATGAATAAAAACTATGACCTTGTGCTACACGTCGACTTTTACCACTAAGTGTAGTAGTCTTAATTACGGGTGTGTTAATTTTAAAATTAACTGCATTGAATGCTGGGCTTGCTGGATAAGTTCCTGACATTATATTTTCATCCTTTGTCCATTCTCTGCCATAGCATCACGGACCATTTGTGTTACCATACTACGGCGTTGCACTAACAGTTGATCAAATCCTTGTGCATCATTGGCCTGTATGGTAAAATTAATATTGGTTGGTTGACCAGTTGATAGATCTCCATTTCTAGTAATCGAACCTGTACCTTGTGGGGTAAACAATTCTGGACCATTCTCACCAACCATGTAACTCTTGCCACCCATAACAGGTCCACCTAATGCACGTCCTGAATATGTTTGACTACGGATCTGTGATACCTGTGCCAGACCCATTGCTAGGGCCGCACCTGCTGGTATTAGACTGAATGGCCATGGATAAGCCGCAAGTGCTTTGGTCACTGACGCATAGGTATTCATAATTGCTGATGCAATGTTCAATGCTTTGGCTGCTTCAAATGCTTTTTGGTTCTGAGCACCTAATGCTGAGAAAAGTTGTGCGCCTTGTTCAATACCAATCTGTGTCTTTTCATACATGGTCTTGGCTTCAAACTCAGCACGTTGTTTGGCTGCTTCTTGGACTGCTTTTTCACCACCAATGGTCTTAAGATAGAATGCATCATTCTCGCTCATTAATCGAGCATAGGTTTGACTCTTTAGCGCAACTTCGTCATTGGCTAATTTGACCTTGAGAGCATACAGTTCATTCTCTTTGGCTATCTCTGCATTGACAACAGCAGCCGTGAACTGTGCTCGCGTTATACCAAATTGTTGTTCCAGCATCTGACGCTTATTCATCAATTCTTCGGTTTGCTTGTCGTATTTTGTTTCAATGGCAAATCGTTCGCCGGCACCTTTATTGACTATATCAAGTACAGCGGCTTTTAAGTTTTGTTCTGCTTGAACTTTACCGTAGGTATTGTCTATGTATTCTTGTACAGATACAGTTTGTTTCTTAGCAAGTCTTTCTTGCATATCCGCATTTCTACTGGTAGCATCTGCAAAATCTTTCAATGCTTTGGTTAAAGTTGTTTGATACGCATCTGCTAGGCCTTTAACAACACCTTTTTGCCTTTCTACTTCAGCAGTAACCTTTTTCTGCTGATCTAATTGAACATTTAATCCCAGTATCTCACTCTTCTGTGCATCTGTGATTGTTAATTTGGCTTCTGCTAATTTACGAGTCTGCTCAGCAATCATCTTGTTAGCATTGGCTTCTGCTTCGCTTAGAGTAAGTTTTTCTCTTTCAAGCGTGATCTCTTCTCGTAGTTTATTAATTGACTCATCATATTGTTTTAAGGCTTCTTTTTGCTTTTTGTTTAATTCATCACTAACAACAATATTTTGTTTGTTTGCGGCTGCGATCTCTTCGGCTCTATCTGCAATAGATTTAGTAGCATCTGCTGTTTTTCCAGTCATGCCAAGATAATCTGCCATGGCTTCTGTAACATCTAAACCTAACACCTTGGCCAATACCAAGGCCGCACCTACTGCCAGCATTAATGGATTACGCATGACAATCATATTAAACAATGCCATAGCACTACCAGCGGCTTTGATCGCTGCCGCAAGTCGTAATCCCATTGAAGCCGCAGTTGATAAAGTAAACACTAATGCAGTTATGGCTATGATATTGGCAATTTCAACAAAGGCCGCTTTGATCTTGGCCAACACTGCTGGAAATCCGCCTGCTTCTGCCACAGCACTTTTTATATTTTCAACAATGGCAATAATGTAGGGGCTAAGTTCAGCAAAGGCTTTCTTAAGACCATCACTTACTAGACCTTTTAATTCATCTATGCTGTCACCAGCCATATCGAGACCTGCTATATCAACATCTGTTAATGCAAGTCCCAATTTACGCATCTCTTCTTCAGCATGAGCCATGTTATCGGCCATACGTAGCACTTTGGCACCTTGCTTGCCAAACAAGTCCATTGCCAATGCTGATTTTTCTGCAGGATTTGATATGCCTGCTAGTGATGAAGCAATACGTTTGTACTGTTCATCTGGACGTAAGGCTGCGATTTCTTTGACAGGAATGTTTAATCGATCAAGAGCATCAGCACCGGCGCCAGCACCTGTGATTAGTGCTTCACCAATATTCTTTTGTAACTTATAAAGAACACCGTTTAATTCATCAGCACTGACTCCTGTAAGAGCAGCCGCATGTTGCATGACCTGCAGATTCTGCGCGGCTATTCCCAAGTTTTCAGCAGTGTCAATAAGTTGACCAGCAGACTCTAATGTCTTGAGAACAGCATAGCCCATTGCTGTGGCTGCTGCCGCTACCAGGCCTAATGCTTTGCTAGCAGTGCCTGATACACGATCCAACCCAGCAATCGCATCCTGTAATCTTTTAAGGTCACGTTCTGCCTGGGCGGTATCTGCGGTAATTTTAATTGTTCCAGCCACTATCTGCTCCTTGCTTTTTGCATTGCTTTTTTATTCTCGTCATGTTCCCATTTATAAAATGCTATCCACCCCATAAATTCGTCGAGACTCATATCTAATACATCACTGATTCGCAGACCCAAATCTTTTGCAAGCCTATAGGCAAACATTAGATCTTGGTCTGCTTTTAGTTTTTTTCTACATCCTCTAAACTTTCAATATCAGCATTAGCACTGTTAATTTCACCAACTAGGCGAATTACAACATTTGGATCAACTTCGTTTAACAAGATCATTTTATCTGCCATGTTAAACATTTTTGTACCATCTTCATTACGTGCTTTGACAATTAGACTTTCTACTAGTGCTTCGACAGTTTTACCTGCTTGGCTTAGTTCTATCATTTTGCTTTGTTCACGCAAAGTTATGCTGGATTTAAACCACACAGTGGCTTCCCACTCTGGTACATAAATTGATTGCATTTTTCCACCAATGCGGTTACGGAAATGTGCTGTTGCGTTATCTAATATCTTACTCATTTTAATTTTTTCCTTTAATTGAATTTAAACTAGGTCCTATAATACCCTTAGGTGCTTGCTTACTTCCTCTCATTCCACGATTAGTCATATGTCGACCTTTGTCTAGTATTTCTATATATGGCACTGAGTTCTCTATGACGAAGTTATCTGGTTTAACAGTCTGTTTCCATCCTGCTCTCGCTTGACCAGTTTTACCTACTGGTGTTCCACCTGCTCCTGGTTTTGCTGGACGGCTAACACTAGTATAAACTTCATGTGCTAAAAGTTTTATTTCGCTCCTAAGGGCATCCAAGCATTGTGTTTGCAATGCCTGGGCTCCCTTAAATTCAACTTTAAAAGACAATTACTGTGCTCCAGTTCCGAATGTAGTTGCTCCTGTACCTTGGAAACTAATACTTGCTTCTACTAATCCATCCATTGAACTGTTTACAGTATAACCAGTTACGATTACGTTACCAGTAAATGCATAGTCGCTTGTGCTTGAATAGTTTTCTTGCAAATAGAACACTACTGATACACCACTTGCACCAACTAGACCTGCTGTTGGATTAAATGTTGTTTCATTAGTATCAAAGTCACTTGCATCAAAATAAACATCTGCTGAACCTGAGTAACTGCTCATACCTGCAACATAAGTGCGAACATCAGTAGTCATTACACTAGTTTCAATTGTGTCAGCAGTGATTTCTACACTAAAATTACGCACTTGACCAACTGAAATACCATTGACCTTGAGTGCTCCATTGTTACCTGTTAAGGTTGCCATAGTCTATTCTCCTTAGGCTGTGTAGGTACAAGCACCAGAGCCTTGGAAACTGATTGATGCTTCAACCATGCCGTCCATTGAACTGTTTACTGTGAAACCTGTGATGATAACTTCACCTGAAAACTTGTTGCCTGATCCATTTAGTAATCCTTCAAATGTCAATGTGCTGTCGCCTACTGAACCTGATGTTGGATTTAAAACAGTATGTACTGCCAAGTGTCCTGTTGATGCCGCTGGATCAAAATAGATATCTGCTGATCCGCTCCATGAACTCATACCTTTCACATAAGTGCGTACATCAGTAGTCATTACTGAAGTTTCAATTGTGTCGCTGGTTAGTTCGATTGAGAAATTGCGGACTGCCGCGATGGCTGTTACTGATCCACCCACTGTTGCGTCAAATTTAATGACGCCATTGTTACCTGTTAAAATGGCCATTATTCGTCTCCTTTATTAATATTGGCTTCTTCTACGGCTGTTACGGTCGCCTTAGACTTCACCGTGGGCTTGAGACGAATAACCTCTTCTCCTGCCTGTT